TACTTCAACCCACAGAACACATCAAGCCCGTATTACGGCTATCTAGTGCCTCTGCGCAAGGTGCGTATCTCAGCTACAACAGCGACAGCGCAGGAGTTCTTATTTTCAGGATATACAACCGAGTACCGCTACACCTATGACCAAGCCGAGCAGATGGGTTATGTAGATATCTATATTGCCGATGCCTTCCGCTTGTTTAACCTAGCCCAAGTCACAACAGTTGCAGACTCAGGAGCAGGACAAGCAACTGGCACACGCATAGGCAAGATACTAGATCAGGTGGACTTCCCTTCCAATATGCGCACAATCGCTACTGGACAGTCTCAATGTATCGCAGACCCAGCAACACTTCGGACAAGCCTTAATGCCATTAAGAACGCAGAGTTCTCAGAGCAAGGCGCGTTCTTTATCAACGGCTCAGGCACAGCAGTATTCAAAGATAGAAACACAGTTGCTTCATCTATCTCTGGAACTCCTATCGAGTTTAATCAGACCGGCGATATCCCTTACCGCAACCTCGTATTCGCCTTTGATGACAAGCTCATCATCAATCAGGCTTCTATCCAGCGCGTAGGCGGCACAGCCCAGTTCTACGAGAACGCAGACAGCATTGCCCGATACTTCCCTCATCAGTACAGCGCACAGGACTTAGTTATCGATACCGATGCCAATGCTCTTAATATCGCTGCCACCTATGTAGCCACTAGAGCTGAGACAACTATCCGCATTGACCAGATGCTTGTCGATCTACTAGACCCAGCAGTTCCAACTGACACAATGATTGGCTTAGATTACTTTGACAATCTAAGAATCAGCAATATCCAGCCAGACGGCTCTACCATCGTTAAGACTCTGCAATGCCAAGGTCTTTCATGGAATATTAGCCCTAACAGCATGAGCGTTACAGTAACAACACTTGAGCCCATAACCGATGGGTTCATCATAGGAAGCACAGAACGCGGTATAATTGGCGTTAGTGCAATGACTTACTAGGAGATATACAGATGGCAACAGGCTTTCCAACAACTACAGGCGATATACTCACAGCGCCTATCTTTAACGGCTTGATTACCTTTACAGTCGATGCAGACGCGACAGCAGACTACACAGCAGTCCTAGACGATCAGTACCAAGTCCTAGTGCCTATGAACAAGGCAACAGCCGTAGCGTTTAAGATTCCTACCAATGCCTCAGTAGCCTTCCCAGTCGGCACAGCAATCACAGTTCTTAACAAGGGTGCTGGAGTCTGCACAATCTCAGCAGTTACTTCAGGCACAACAACAGTTCTTTCAGCCGGTGCAGTAGCAGCTTCTCCAACCTTGGCTCAGTACAAGACAGCGGTCTGCATTAAGACTGCTACAGACACTTGGTATGTTGTTGGAGCAATCGGGTAATGATTGGCGCAATCACATCAGGGCTCTTTGGTGCGCCCTTGCCGCCGGTAGTGGTGACAGGTGGAACTCTTTATACTTCCGGCGGTTATAACTACCGAGTATTTACCGGCAACGGAACTTTAGGAGTATCAGGCGGCACACTTAGCTGCGACATTCTTATTGTTGCAGGTGGCGGCGGTGGTGGTCGCATCGTTGCAGGTGGCGGCGGAGCAGGTGGACTTGTCTATCTTGCTTCTCAATCAGTTAGCACAGATCAGAATATTACTATCGGTGGCGGCGGAGCAGGTTCTACAACTTCAGGTTATTCATCGGGCGCTCAAGGTGGAAACACAACTATCGGATCATTCACTACTGCAACAGGTGGTGGTTACGGCGGTGGAATTAACCTAAGCGGTGGCAACGGCGGTTCAGGTGGCGGTGCTGGTGGTACTGGTGCTTCATCTACAACTTACGGTGGAACTGGAACACAGGGTTACAACGGCGCAGATGTAGTTGGACTTAAGTATCAGGGAGCTGGTGGCGGTGGCGCTGGTGCGGTCGGAGTTACTTCAGATGCAACAGGACATGGCAACGGCGGCAACGGTCTCAACACTTATTCATCTTGGGCTAGCGCAACATCAACAGGCGATTCAGGTTACTACGCTGGCGGTGGTGGCGGTGGTGCTTCAGTTAATGGAGCAACTTCAGCAAATGCCGGAACTGGTGGACTAGGTGGCGGCGGTCGCGGTGGTTTCTCTAATCAAACAACTCTTACAGACAACGCGCCATTGACCGGAACAGCCAACACAGGCGGCGGCGGTGGTGGAGCGCCAAACGATATTACTGGCAATAACACAAACACTTATGGCGCTAACGGCGGTTCAGGTATTGTAATTGTGAGGTATGCATAATGAGTCATTGGGCAGAACTAGACGATAACAACAAAGTCATTCGAGTGCTTGTTGGCGACAACAATGACCCAGCAGGAGACGAAGGCTATCAATGGCTAATTGACAATCTTGGTGGTACTTGGGTCAAGACGAGCTATAACGGCACTATTCGCTATAACTATGCAGGGGTTGGATATTCATACGATCCAATCGATGACGCGTTCATTGCACCAGTTCCATGCGACCATGCAGAGCTAGTCCTTAACGAGCAGAAGCGTTGGGAGTGTTCTCACCTTTCTCATGTGGTGATTATTGATGAGTCCTAAGCTATGCAAAGCTGGACAACAGCTAAGGCTGCAAGTAGATGATTCTTACAGTTCAAGGGATAAGTCCAGCGATGGGTGGCTTGGCGATTACCGTCATTCAACGCGTGCTTCTGACCACAATCCTGATGCAAAGGGTATCGTCAGAGCCATTGATATTGACAGGGATTTATCTGGAAAGAAAAAGCCTGACCTCATGCCTGACCTTGCGGATCAGATTCGACACGCAGCAAAGTCTGACAAGAGAATTTCTTACATCATATTCGCAGGAAAGATTGCTTCCCCTCGCATGGGGTGGCGCTGGCGCAAGTATTCTGGAATCAATCCGCATGACCATCATTGCCATATCTCTTTCACTAAGAAGGGCGATGCAGATGGCTCGTTCTTTAATATCCCAATGATAGGCGGCACAGCATGAACATGAAGCACCCAGCAATAGTTTCTCTTGGAGCGTTCCTAGCAGTCTGGGGTACAACCTCAAACTTTGCTCTGGACTATCGCTCTATCCTCGGTTCAATCGTGGCTGGCGTATTCGGATACGCAACTCCTAAACGATGAACGCAGTTGATCTCGCAGCTTGGGCTGTAGGAGTAATCACAGTCCTTGGTGGCGTGGCAACTTACACACAGTTTATGATTAAGCATTACCTGACAGAACTTAAGCCCAATGGTGGCTCAAGCATTAAGGATCAGGTCAATCGTTTAGAGACGCGTGTCGATACCATAATCGAGATGTTAGGTAAGTAACACTTATCCCATGGCAAGGAAGCGACCAGTCATCGACCTCGATACTTACAGCGCGCTCGATGCTTATGCGATAGCCCTTAACGAGTTCTATAAGAGCTTGCGCAAGTCTGGCTTCTCAGAGACTCATGCTTTCTGGCTGCTCTCTGATCGTGAAGCCTTCCCTGACTGGCTAATTCCTAACCTTCCCAATCGAATCGACAACATACCCTACGATGACGATGACGAGGACTAATGAAGCGAATCGTAATTCTGAGCGACTTGCAAGTTCCCTTTGAGGACACGCACCTAACTCAGAACATAGCTAGATTCTTACAGAAGTTTAAGCCAGACCAGACCGTAACCATTGGTGATGAGATTGACTTTCAGACCATAAGCAAGTGGTCAGAAGGTACACCTCAAGCCTATGAGCAGAGCCTTGGCGATGACCGAGACCGCTGCGTAAATCTCCTATGGGAACTAGGGGTTACAGACTGCATACGATCTAACCATACAGACCGGCTCTACAACATCATCATGAAAAAGATTCCCTCATTCCTATCCTTGCCAGAGCTGCGCTTTGAGAAGTTCATGAAGTTCGATGAGCTAGGCATAACCTTCCATAAGAACCCGATGAACATAGCCCCTAACTGGATTGCAGTCCACGGAGATCACACACCTATCAAACAGCAGGGTGGGTTATCAGCCCTTGAAGCAGCCCGTAGGCATGGAAAGAATGTCATCTCAGGACATACTCACAGGGCAGGGCGTAGCGCCTTCACAGAAGCCTCTGGCGGGCGTTTAGGGCGTGTTCTGCATGGAGTTGAGGTAGGTAATCTCATGGACTTCAGACAAGCCTCATACACCAAGGGAACGGCTAATTGGCAGCAAGCCTTTGCCATAATGTATGTCCATAATTCTACGGTTCAAGTGGACATCATCAACATTGAAAAGAATGGCACCTTTATAGTGCAGGGCAAGGTATATGGCAGAGTGCGGTGAGATTGGGATTCCTGACTTTGAGGATGAGGATCCGTCTCAAATCGTTATCGTTTCGTTATCTAAAAAGGGTGGCTGTCGGATAAGACTGATGTAAAGTTCTACTCGTAAAGGGAAATACCCAATACGAAAGGGCTAAATATGTTAATCGCATCAAAGTATATAAGAATCAAGGCTTATGCAAAGGTATTTTCAAAAGATTTAACAATGCTAGATTCGGATCAACTCATTCAAATTGTGAGATTAGCGGATGCCGATGAATGGTTGTTGGTTGAGGATGCAATTAAGGCGGCTGCATAATGAATGTTTATGTTATGACTTTTTTATTCTCAGTCATCACTTATGGACTTGGCTATTACGCCGGAAACTCAGATGGCAAGGTCGAGGGTCGAATGGCTGTTCGCCGCCATTACGAGGACAAAGAGCGCCAATATCAGGTTAATCGATGAACGCCCGTGATTACCTCAACGAAGCGAGAGCTACTATCCAAGACAGAGGACTTGATTACGGTCACCCGTCAGACAATATGTCGAGGACAGCAGCACTCTGGAGCGCATACCTCGAAATGCCGGTTACAGATTATCAGGTGGCAATGTGTCTGGCATTGGTCAAAATCGCAAGGAGCATGGAGACTGGTAAGCCAGACAATTACATCGATGGCGCAGCGTACTTCGCTATAGCAGGACAACTTCACACAGAGGAGAATGATCTATATGTTTAATCTAGCTGAGTATCAAACATGTGCCGAAAGACTTGAACTATTTTGGAAGGATAACCCTGATGGCAGAATTGAGACTAAACTTATTGAAGCAGGTCAAGCGCGCTTTATCGTACAGGCGTTTATCTTTAGAACTGAAGTTGATCAACACCCTTGGGCTTCTGGGCTCGCAGAGGAGACGGTCGCGGGTCGTGGAGTCAATTCTACTTCTGCTCTTGAGAACTGTGAAACCTCAGCGCTAGCAAGGGCTTTAGCAAACGCAGGTTATAGCCCTAAAGGTGATCCATCAAAGCGCGCGAGCCGCGAGGAGATGAGCAAGGTCGCTGCTCAATCTGAAGTAAGGGCTAAACTTTATGAAGTCAAGGCTAAGATGGCTGAGACCTCACAGCAATATGTACCAGTAGAGAAAGAGAGTGATCCTTGGACAATCCAGACTGCTGCACCGGTGACAACAATGGAGCAAGCTGTAGAGACGGTGAAGGCTGTCCTTGGTGGCACTCCGATAGACGAGAGTTGTATCCATGGTGCGCGTGTCTGGAAAACAGGAACGACTAAAGCCGGTAAGCCTTGGGGTCATTGGAAGTGCATGGCTCAGATTCTAGGAGATGCAGAACGCTGTGAACCTATCTGGTACGAGATTGATAAAGAGACCGGACAATGGAAACCACAGGTGAAACGCTGATGGGATACATACAGTTCTTAAATCAAGATGGTGAATGGGAACAGTTCCCTAACGAGGAGCAAAGAGCCAATTTTCGAGAGAATGCTGAACTGCTTGAGGAGTTGGGTTATAAGCTGATATGTCAGTTGTGTAATAAGTTCCCAACAAGAGCCCAGATACGCAATAGATACTTGCTTCAAGAGTGGGTCTGCGAGGATTGCCACACGGTCAATTCAGCAGGTAAAGCATGAGTCACACATATAACTTCAATGCCGGTTCATTCGGCTGGACTAATTGCGATCTATGCGATGATGATGTTATGTGTAACGAGTACACCCGTGATGACGGGCTAGTTCAATGGTTGTGTAAGAAGTGTGAGGATATCAATCACCTATGACACGCCATCGTAAGGATCGGGGCTTTCGTACTGAGCGAGTAATTGTCTCCTATTTACAAACTTGGTGGAGAAGCGCAAGCGTCGGTAGAGGTGCGGGCAAGGACATTCACAATGTTCCGTTCGACATTGAGATAAAGGCTCGTTCTGAGTTCTCACCTCTGGCATGGATCAAACAAGTCGAGAAAAGGTCACAAGGCAAACAGCTAAGTGCCGTGGTGTGTCGCATGAATGGACAAGGAGAGGACTGCAGCCAGTACCTCGCATTTATGCGGTTTCAAGACTTGGTTGATCTATTGCTTAAGGCTGGTTACGGAGATATTCAGAAGGATTCGGTACAATTAGAACCTGAAAGATGCGCACAATGCGGATCGTGGAAATTAAAGGAAGTGCCATGCCGTACTTGCCAAGGGTTATCTAATGCCCGTGTATGAGTTTCAATGTGATAACGATGATTGTGAAGCTGATGCTCGTATAGAAAAAGAACTATCCATGTCCAAGGTTCATGACGGGATTGAATGTCCGTTCTGTAGTGAGCCCATGCGAAAGGTGTATTCAAGTGTCCCAGTCCATTTTAAGTCCGGTGGGTTCTATTCAACAGATAAGTAAAGGCTACATGCCACCCAGTGCAACAGATGACTGGGCTACTCCTCAACAGTTCTATAATGGCCTGAACGAGATATTCCAGTTTGACCTTGATGTAGCAGCTTCAAGCACCAACCATAAGTGTGATGAGTGGTTTGGCTTAGATCACCCAGATGAGTCACGCAGGAACGGCCTCGAGGCTGACTGGTACGGTCATGTATGGTGCAATCCACCTTACGGCAGGGGCATTAAGGACTGGGTTCTAAAGGCTTCGCAGCACAAGGACTTAGTAGTTATGTTGCTACCAGCTAGGACTGACACTAAATGGTTTCATGATCTAGTTCTGCCTAATGCTGATGTTAAATTCGTTAGAGGGCGCATTAAATTTGGCGATGGATTAGCACCTGCGCCCTTCCCATCTATAGTGGTGGAGTTCCCATGTTGCGAATAGAGAGTTATGCACACCTGTGGATAACTTTGGTACAAAAGGTTAAAGTACGCTCACGCCACGCCCATGTTATCCACGTGCTTGACTGGTCTGGTACTCTAACGGCTAGAGCCCTTAAAGGGCTCACAGCGCGCCGCTTGCGGATAGCGCGCGGGGTAGCCTTCGTTATTGGGATATCTCTATCTATACCAATGGCTAGTGCAGATAGTGGCTCAATAGAAGCAATTGATCCTAAGAGATATGTTCGATTAGCATTAGATAAAAGAGAAGCTACATGTTTAGCCAGATTGATTGGTAAGGAAAGCGCTTGGAACGATAAAGCTATTGGCAATCTAAGTAGTCCTACTAAGAGCTATGTATATGGATTACTACAGCTTAAGAATCCTATAGTCAAAGACAAGAGTCCTATTGAACAGATACACTTTGGGCTTAAGTACATAGATCATAGATATGATGGTGATACATGCAAAGCATGGAGCCATTGGAAGCAAAGAGGTTGGCATTGAGTACTAAGCGCAATGACCCTCGATTAAGCCGTAAGTATAAAGAGGTTCGATTACGCAAGTTAGCTGATGATGGCTGGACTTGCTATTACTGTGGATATGAGGGCAAGGACATGACCATTGACCACATCATTCCAGTTAGCAAAGCACCAGAACTGGCAATCGAGATTTCGAATATGGTCTCATGCTGTAAGCCATGCAACAGCCGCAAAGGCTCGCGCTCACAGGGGGTTTTTTTAGAGAGCATGCGTACCCCCCCTGT